CACGTATCTGGTTAAAGCAGCCGGAGAAGAACGTGAGGTAACGCTTAATGAGCTTATCAAGTCTTATCAACTTGGCACGGATTACACCAAGAAATCGCAAGCAGTAGCTGAGGAGCGCAAAGCTGTAGAGGCAGAGCGTCAAGCTGTTCAGGAAGCCAAGCAAATGCGTGATACGTATGCGCAGAGACTTGAGATGATTGAGCAAATGCTTGTTCCTCAACAGCAAGAGGAAAATCTTGAGTACCTTAAAGAGACTGATCCTATTGGATACTCTGTAAAGGTAGCCGAGATGATTCAGAGAGATAAGCAACTAGCTGCTGTACAAGCTGAGAGACATCGAATCAATCAGCAACAGGAGCAGGATAGACAAGTGCAGATGCAGTCCGTAGTGGCTGAGGAAATGCAGAAATTGTCTAGCTATATCCCTGAGTTTACTGATCCTGCTAAGGGTGAGGCTATCAGAAATGATATTCGCGCTTTTGGTAAGCAGATTGGGTTCTCTGATAACGAATTAGCGGCTGTCTATGATAGTCGGGCTGTACTAACTCTGTATAAAGCAATGCAGTACGACAAGTTAGTCGCAAGTAAGCCAGCTATCACCAAGAAGGTGAACGAGGCTCCGAAAGCGATTAAGTCAGGCGTAAGCAAACCTAGAGATAGTAGTGCTGAAGAAATTAAGAAACTAAAGGCACGAGCTAGATCAAGCGGAAGTGTCCGCGATGCAGCTAGTGTATTTGAACGATTTTTATAAAGGATTAAATCATGGCTATTTATAATGCTTATGACGCAATCGGTCAGCGTGAAGATTTGACCGACATCATTTACGACATCTCGCCTACAACTACTCCATTCATGAGTTCTATTGGCAAGACTAAGGCAACGGCTGTTTTCCACGAGTGGCAGACCGATTCTCTTGCAGCAGCTACCACAAATAATGCTGCCGTTGAGGGTGCTGACGCTTCCGATGCTACTTTGACACCAACAACTCGTTTGGGTAACTACACACAGATTCTGCAAAAGACTATCAAAGTCTCTGGCACTTTGGACACAGTTAACAAAGCAGGTCGTAAGTCTGAGAAGGCATACCAGTTGGCTAAGGCTTCACAAGAGCTAAAGCGTGACCTAGAGACTATCCTGTTGGCTAATCAAGGTCGTTCGGCTGGTACAACTAACTCTACTGCTCGTAAGATGGGTTCGTTGCTGTCATGGATCAAGACCAACTCTGTTGCTAATACTACTGGTGATCCTACAACTATCGGTGTATCAACTCGTACAGACGGTACAGCACGTACATTTACTGAGGCTCTGCTGAAAGAAGTAGTTGCTGAGGTATTTGCTTCTGGCGGTACTCCTAAGATTCTGATGGTTGGTGCTACTGGTAAACAGAAAGTATCTAGCTTCACAGGTCTGTCGGCTTACCGTTATAACGTCAATGCTGGTGGTGGTGGTGCTGGCGTTGGTGCGGCTACTATCGTTGGCGCGGCTGACGTTTACTTGTCAGACTTCGGTTCAATGAGCGTTGTTCCTAACATTTTCATGCGTACACGCGATGCTCTGGTACTTGATCCTGAGTACGCTGCAATCGCTTATCTGCGTCCTTTCATGACTAACGAGCTTGCAAAAGCTGGTGACTCTGACAAGACTCAGATTTTGGTTGAGTGCACATTGGAAGTTAAGAACGAAGCCGCTCACGGTATCGTTGCTGACTTGAACATGGCTCTGTAATAAGACTGCCCCTGATCTTCGGATTGGGGGCATTTACGAGGACTTATGGAATATAGACAACAGGTTGTACATGCGGACGGTGATGGCGGCATTATCATCGAGACTAAACAGGATATTACTGAGATATTAGACAGTAACACCCATATCAGAGAGATAGACAAAGCAAGACAAGGAAATCTTAAAGAATTACATCACGTAGCTCGAATACCTTTTACGGTCATTGATGACTTGAACAAGAAAGGTATTATGAAAGGTTTTGTAATTGTTGATGATCCTGCCTTTGCTCGATGGCTCAATGATTCCGATAATGCACAATGGAAAGTCTATAGGGGTAACGTCTAATGGGTATTACAGTAGGTGTATGCGTTCCAGCTAGAGACGAGGTTCATACTGGCTTTGCGTTTGACTTTGCGAAGATGGTAGGACGAGATAGTAAGTTTCGCTGTGGTTCAGGTGAGAACGGATTAAAGTTATACACAATGGCTGGTACGTTGATATTCGATCAGCGTGAAAAGCTAGTTGAGGCTGCTTTAGCTGATGGGTGTGACTATATTCTGTTCATTGATTCAGATATGCGGTTCCCTAGCGATACGATAGAGATATTGTTAAGCAGGAATGTACCGATATGTGGAGTTAATGCAGTAACTAGACGTAAGCCTACATTACCTACAGCATTGAATTTAGAGCTAGATAAAGACGAAAATGGCAAGATTATTAGCCACGCTTGGCATAAAATAGACTCTAAAGGTAAAGAAGGTATTGAGGCTTGTACGGCTGTAGGTGGTGGCGTAGTAATGATCCACAAAGATGTATTCGAGGCTACTAAAAAGCCGTGGTATGACGTAGGTTGGGGTTCTAAGGGCATTATTGGCGAAGATGTGCATTTCTGCATCAAGGCTTTAGATAGTGGATTCCAGACGTATGTAGATCACAGTCTGTCTATGCATATAGGTCACATCGGAACGTATGAGTATCGATGGGATGATGTAGAAGATGGTGCTGTGGAGAGACACAACTCAGGGAAATAGTTATGACGGATTACAGTTCGTTAAAATCTACGATAGCGAGTTACTTAGGTCGTAGTGATCTGACTGCACAGATACCGGACTTTATCCAACTGGCTGAGGAACGGCTCCGTAGAGACATCAGAACACGCCAGATGCTCATTGTGGCTCGTGCTGATACCACAGGAGGTGAGGAGACTATAGGCTTGCCTACGGACTTCCTAGAGATGCGTGACGTACATCTACGTACTACTCCTGCTTCTTCAGTTACCTATCTTTCTCCTAATTCATTTTATGCAATAGCTAGGACTACTGATTCAGGTAAGCCATTGAACTATACGATTCTGGCTTCAGAGATTCAGTTTGCTCCTATACCTGATGATGCCTACAGTATTCAGATGCTGTATTACGGCAAGCCACAGTATTTGTCTGATACTAATATTGTTAACGTATTCCTAACTAATTATCCTGATGCTCTGCTGTATGCGGCATTGGGCGAAGCTGAACCATATTTGATGAATGATGCACGACTTCAAACATGGGCTGCTTTGTATGACCGTAGCATTACAGCAATTTCTACTGCCGACCAGAATGGTGAATACGGTGGTCAACCTATGTCAATGTCTGTGAGGTAAATCATGGCTGAAATTTCGAACTACTTGGAAAACGCATTAATTAACGGTACGTTACGTGCTACTAGTTACACAGCACCGACTACCACTTATTTAGCTTTGTATACTAACGATCCTACAGATGCCGATACTGGTACTGAGGTCACAGGTGGCTCGTATGTTCGTCAGTCTATTACGTTTAGTGCTCCGTCTGGTGGTGCTACGTCTAATAGCTCTGCGATTGAGTTTCCACAATGTACTGCTGATTGGGGTGTTATCACTCACGTTGGCATTCGTGACGCTGTAACGGCAGGTAATCTCTTGTATCACTCAGCATTAGATACGAGTAAGACTATTAGTAATGGCGATATATTTAAGATAACATCGACTAATCTTTCAGTAACTTTGGCGTAAGGAGTAAATTATGTCCACTATCGTTACTCGTGCTGGCAAAGGCTCGGCACTTAGTTATGTTGAAGTTGATGCAAACTTTACGAACCTTAATACAGACAAATTGCAGTCTACTAGTAGTGCTGCGATACTTACTCTGACAAGTGCTTCTATTGGTGCTTTAACTGCTACAAGTTCAGTAGTTACTAGTTCGTCTATTAGTGTTTTAACTGCTACTAGTGCTTCTATACCTGTTTTAACTTCAACAAGTGCTTCTATTAGTGCTCTTACAGCTACTAGTTCTACATTGACTAATCCAACAGTAACTAATTACACAGAATCTGTAGTTACTATTGGTACTGTTACAACAAGTCATACTTTAGTGTTGACTAGCGGTACTGTTCAGACAGCTACTTTAACGGCTTCTACTGCTTGTACGTTCACAATGCCTTCAGTTACTCCTGCTGGTAAGTCATTCATTCTATT